TTTAATCTGCACAGCTCAATGGATAGGCCAAAGCCTAGAACAGTTAGGGAACTAGCAGACACATTGTCTATTCCCTTGATAGATCTTTTGCTACCCTGTACCTTTTGCAATAGATTTTTATCTTATTTTGAACTACTTAATTTTGATCATAAAGACTTGCAGCTTATTTGGACTGTAGATGATTTAGTGTTTGCTTTATGCAGTAGTTGTGCTTACGCGTCAGCACAGTTTGAATTTACAAGATATTTTCAGTTTTCAGTCGCAGGCAAAGATATTGAAAAGGTAGAAAATAAAATAATAGGGGAAATAGTAGTAAGGTGTCAATATTGTCTAAAGAAATTAGATTTAGTAGAAAAATTATCAACTTGCTACAAACATCAAAGCTTTCATAGAGTAAGGAATAGGTGGAAAGGACTTTGCAGACATTGTGGGTCGATAGAATGATTGGGAAACAACCCACTATACCAGACGTAGTTCTGGAGCTGCAAGAGCTTGTCCAACCCACTGACCTGCATTGCTACGAAGAATTGACAGAAGAACCTGCAGAGGAGGAGCAGTGTCTCACTCCTTACAAGATTATAGTGGCCTGCAACTGTGGTACACGGCTTCGTCTATACGTGTTTGCTACGGACCTGGGAATAAGAGCACAACAGGAGCTTTTGCTGGGAGAGGTGCAACTTGTGTGTCCAGAGTGTCGAGAGAAGCTTCGTCGCCATGAGTGATGATAAAGGTATTAACTTTGATGCTAAAGAAGGATGTAGTGAATGGTTTTCGTTAGAAGCAGAGTGTTCTGATTCTAGTTTAGATGGTGATTTGGAAAGACTGTTTGACGAAGGTACAGACTCTGATTTTTCAGACCTAATAGATGATGGAGATGCTATTCAGGGAAACTCCCGCGAACTGTTTTGCCAGCAAGAGAGTGAGGAAAGCGAACAGCAGACACAATTGCTAAAACGAAAGTATATCAGTCCCACAGCTGTTTCGCAGCTTAGCCCACGACTGGAGTCTATCTCTTTGTCTCCACAACATAAAACTAAAAGGAGATTATTTGAACAAGACAGCGGACTAGAGTGTTCAATAAATGAAGCTGAAGATCATTCTGAAACACAGGTGGAAGAGGTACCCGCCATTGTTCCACCGACAGCAGCTCAGGGACCTAAGGGTTTGGAACTTGTTAAGGATCTACTGAAAGCTAATAATGCAAAAGCTGTACTATTGGCTAAATTTAAAGAAGCCTATGGAGTAGGCTTTGCGGAACTTACTAGACAATATAAGAGCAACAAAACATGCTGTAGAGATTGGGTGATCAGTATATATACTGTTAATGAAGAGTTAATAGAAAGTTCAAAGCAGCTTTTATTACAGCATTGTGCGTATATTTGGTTGCAACAAATGCCTCCAATGTGTTTATATTTATTGTGTTTTAATGTAGGCAAAAGTAGAGAAACTGTAATAAGATTACTTGGAAATTTGTTACAGGTTGTTGAAGTGCAAATATTAGCGGAGCCGCCAAAGTTACGAAGTGTTTTAGCTGCTTTATTTTGGTATAAAGGGAGCATGAATCCAAATGTATATGCTCATGGAGCATATCCTGATTGGATTCTTGCACAAACTATGATAAATCATCAAACTGCTGATGCTACACAATTTGATTTGTCTACTATGATACAGTTTGCTTATGATAATGATTATGTGGAAGAAGCTATAATAGCATATCAGTATGCCAAGTTAGCTGACACAGATTCTAATGCTAGAGCATTTTTACAAAGTAATTGTCAAGCACGTATAGTAAGAGAATGTGCAACAATGGTGAGACACTACATTAGAGGAGAAATGAGAGAAATGAGTATTTCCACATGGATACATAGAAAATTACTACCTGTAGAAGGTGAAGGTCATTGGTCACATATAGTTAAATTTATTAGATATCAAGGTATAAACTTCATTGACTTTCTATCTTCTTTTAAGAGTTTTTTACATAACTGTCCGAAGCAAAACTGTTTACTCTTTCATGGTCCACCTGACACTGGCAAGTCTATGTTTACAATGTCTTTAATTAATGTGCTTAAAGGCAAAGTGCTATCATTTGCAAATTGTAGAAGCACCTTTTGGATGCAACCATTAATTGATACTAAGATTGCATTAATTGATGATGTGACAGAAGTATGTTGGGACTATATAGACCAATATCTGCGAAATGGTTTAGATGGAAATTATGTATGTTTAGATATAAAACATAAAGCGCCATGTCAAGTAAAGTTTCCACCTTTAATGCTAACTTCTAATTTAGACATATCTAAAGAGCATAAGTACAGATTCTTACACAGCAGAATTAAGTGCTTTGCATTTACTAACAAATTTCCACTTGATGCTGATCATAAACCACAATTCCAACTTACTGACCAAAGCTGGAAATCTTTTTTTGAAAGGCTTTGGACACAGTTAGAGCTCAGTGATCAAGAAGACGAGGGAGAGGATGGAGTCACTCAGCGAACGTTTCAATGCACTGCAAGAGACTTTAATGGACCTGTATGAATCAGGTCGTGAGGATCTACAAAGTCAAATTGACCATTGGCAGACGTTAAGACAAGAGCAAGTGTTATTGTACTTTGCTCGAAAACACGGAGTAATGCGGTTGGGGTACCAACCTGTGCCTCCTTTAGCAACCAGTGAAAGCAAAGCTAAAGATGCTATTGGCATGGTTTTGTTGTTGCAAAGCCTTCAGAAGTCCTCTTATGGCCAGGAGCCATGGACACTTGTACAAACTAGTCTGGAGACTGTGCGCAGTCCTCCTGCTAACTGTTTCAAGAAAGGGCCACAAAATATTGAAGTAATGTTTGATGGCGATCCAGAAAATATAATGAGCTATACAGTTTGGACATACATTTATTATCAAACTAACAATGACACATGGGAAAAGGTTGAAGGTCAAGTGGATTATTTTGGAGCCTATTATTTTGAAGGGACGTTGAAAACTTATTACATTAATTTTGAAACTGATGCTGCCAGATTTAGCAAAACTAACAAATGGGAAGTTCATGTTAACAAGAACATTGTGTTTGCCCCTGTCACTAGCTCTTCGCCACCTACTGGAGACGGGGGAGAAGCCTCCAGCAACACCGTTTCCAGGAGCAGGTCGCACTCTCCGCAGCTCTCTGCCCCCATCTTGTCCTCCGTCCAGCAACGGCCACTCTCCACAACATCCAGACGGTACAGACGAAAAGCCTCTAGCCCCACCTCCACGCGGCAGAAAAGACAAAGACAAAAAGCCACTACAAGGAGATCAAGGTCCAGATCAAGGGGTCGAACAGCCACCGAGAGGGGAGGGCGAGGTGGAAGGGCATCCTCGGCAGACTCCGACAGCTCCACCGGGCGGAGAAGGGGAAGGGGAGGTGGAAGGGGGCCCACAACAAGGTCCCAATCCCGTTCCCGATCCCGATCCCGGTCGCGATCCCAAGCCCGAGGGTCTTCTACCAGGGGTGGCATTGCGCCTGCATCAGTGGGAGCAAGCGTTCGATCGGTTGGTCGAGAGCATCATGGACGACTTGAACGGTTACTGGCAGAGGCTCAAGACCCCCCAATAGTCATATTGCGTGGAGAGGCTAATGTTTTAAAATGCTATCGCTATAGGGCTCGCAAAAGGCATTTAGGCTTAGTAAAATATTATAGTACAACATGGTCATGGGTAGGTGGGGACTGCTGTGATAGAGTAGGTAGGTCAAGAATGCTTTTAGCTTTTGACACATATAAACAACGAGAGCAGTTTATAACTACAATGAAATTACCACCAAATGTAGATTGGTCATTTGGACATTTAGATGATTTATAATAACCTTACTAACTTTGCATTGCTACTAACATACTAACTCATATAATGGCTCGTGCAAAACGTGTTAAACGTGCCTCAGTTACTGATATTTACAAAGGGTGCAAGGCGTTTGGCACCTGTCCTCCAGATGTACTTAATAAAGTGGAACAAACTACTATAGCAGATCAAATTCTTAAGTATGGAAGTGCTGGTGTTTTTTTTGGAGGGTTGGGAATCAGCACCGGACGTGGTTCTGGTGGAGCTGCAGGATATGTTCCTTTGGGTGAAGGCCCCGGGGTGCGCATAGGCGGTACTCCCACTGTGCTGCGCCCTGGGGTCATTCCTGAGGTAATTGGGCCTGCAGACATAATACCTATTGACACAGTCAGGCCAATTGATCCCACAGCACCAAGTATTGTTACAGGTGCTGACAGCACTGTTGACCTTTTACCTGGTGAAATAGAATCCATTGCTGAGATACACCCAGTGCCTGTTGATAATATAGAAATTGACACTCCTATTGTTGCAGGCGGTGGTACAGGTAATCGAGGCACAGCAGCCATTTTAGAAGTTGCTGACCCTAGTCCTCCAATACGAACCCGTGTCACACGTACACAATATCACAATCCTGCGTTTCAAATTATTTCAGAATCTACACCAACTAGTGGAGAATCTTCTTTAGCAGATCATATAATTGTATTTGAAGGTTCTGGTGGGCAATTGGTTGGTGGTGCACGAGAACCATCCTCTGCTACAGAGTCAATAGAGTTGCAAGAATTTCCATCACGGTATAGCTTTGAAATTGAGGAAGGCACACCACCACGTACCAGCACTCCTGTGCAAAGGGCAGTACAATCATTAAGCAGTTTAAGAAGGGCATTATATAATAGGCGTTTGACTGAACAAGTAGCAGTTACTGATCCTTTATTTTTAAGTAGGCCTTCGCGGCTTGTACAATTTCAATTTGATAATCCTACTTTTGAGGAGGAGGTGACCCAGATATTTGAAAGAGATGTAAATGAGGTGGAAGAACCTCCAGATAGACAATTTTTAGATGTGGCTAGATTGGGCAGGCCTACTTATTCTGAAACTCCTCAAGGATATGTTAGAGTAAGTAGACTGGGACGACGAGCCACAATTAGAACCCGTAGTGGGGCACAGGTTGGCACTCAAGTACATTTTTACAGAGATTTAAGTAGTATAGATGCTGAAGCCCCAATTGAAATGGAATTATTAGGTGAACATTCTGGTGATAGTACTATAATACAGGGCCCTATTGAAAGTTCAATAGTAGATACTAATATAGATGAACCAGATGCTGTGGATGTGGGAAGACAAGAAACTCCATCATTAGAAGATATTGATTTTAACTCCGAAGACTTATTATTGGATGAGGGAGTTGAAGATTTTAGTGGTTCACAATTAGTAGTGGGCACACGTCGTAGTCTAAATACCTTGACGGTTCCACGCTTTGAAACCCCAAGAAACACTAGTTTTTATATTCAAGATGTACAAGGATATACCGTGTCCTATCCAGAATCACGTGATACCACCAATATTATTTTTCCACATCCTGACACCCCGACTGTGGTCATTCATATTGCAGACACATCTGGGGATTATTATTTGCATCCCAGTCTTCAAAAACGAAAAAGACGCAAACGCAAATATTTATAATTGTTTTACAGATGTCATTGTGGCTTCCTGCAACCGGTAAAGTATACTTGCCACCATCTACACCAGTGGCTCGAGTACAAAGCACCGATGAATATGTGGAAAGAACCAATATATTTTATCATGCAGTTAGTGATCGGCTTTTAACAGTAGGACATCCATATTTCGATGTCCGATCTCAAGATGGGCAACGTATAGAGGTCCCTAAGGTGTCTGGCAATCAGTATAGATCATTTAGAATAACATTTCCGGATCCTAATAGATTTGCTTTAGCAGATATGTCTGTGTACAATCCTGAAAAGGAAAGATTAGTGTGGGCCTGTAGAGGCCTGGAGATAGGCAGGGGTCAGCCTTTGGGTGTAGGAACATCAGGTCATCCTTTATTTAACAAAGTCAGGGATACTGAAAACTCAGGTAACTATCAAGCAGTTTCTCAGGATGACAGACAAAATACATCTTTTGATCCTAAACAAGTGCAAATGTTTGTCATTGGCTGTGTGCCGTGTATGGGTGAACATTGGGACAAAGCTAAGGTTTGTGAATCAGAAGCAAATAATCAACAAGGCTTATGTCCACCCATAGAGTTAAAAAATTCAGTAATTGAAGATGGAGATATGTTTGATATAGGCTTTGGAAATATTAATAACAAAGCACTATCTTATAACAAGTCAGATGTTAGTTTAGATATAGTTAATGAAGTGTGCAAATATCCAGACTTTTTAACCATGGCTAATGATGTGTATGGAGATGCTTGTTTTTTCTTTGCTAGACGAGAACAATGTTATGCCAGACATTATTTTGTTAGGGGAGGCAATGTTGGCGATGCAATCCCTGATGGAGCAGTACAACAGGATCACAACTATTATTTACCTGCACAAAATGCACAGCAACAACACACCTTGGGAAATTCTATATATTATCCAACTGTTAGTGGGTCTCTTGTAACATCTGATGCTCAGTTATTTAATAGACCATTTTGGTTACAACGTGCTCAAGGACATAATAATGGAATTTTGTGGGGTAATCAGATGTTTGTAACAGTAGCTGATAATACCAGAAACACTAATTTTACTATTAGTGTGTCTAATGAAGCACAGCCTGCAGACGAATATAATGCCAACAATATTAGAGAATATTTGAGACATGTAGAGGAATATCAATTGTCTTTTATATTACAGTTGTGTAAAATTCCCTTAATTCCAGAAGTACTCTCACAAATTAATGCAATGAATTCTGGAATTTTAGAGGAATGGCAGCTAGGCTTTGTACCAACACCAGATAACTCAGTACATGATACTTACAGATATATTAACTCAAAAGCAACAAAATGTCCTGATGCAGTGGAACCAACAGAAAAGGAAGATCCGTTTGCCAAATATAACTTTTGGAACGTGGATCTAACCGAAAAATTATCTTTAGATTTGGATCAATATCCTCTAGGTCGAAAATTTTTATTTCAAGCTGGGCTGCAAACACGAAAACGGACTCTAAAACCCAGTGCTGTAAAATCAACAAAAAGTGCAAAACGCAGGCGAATGTAACCGAAATCGATTTCAATAAAAATGTAAGTAATCCATCTTGGTATGTGAAGCATTTTTTAACCATCTTCGTGACTAAACCGAACAAGTCAACACAGGGCAACCGCGCCCGGTTTTATCTGATATAAAACCGCACCAGGTGCACTTTTAACAATGCTATCGCGGAATCACCGGAGGCGCCCGCCAATTTTGACTGCCAAGTTCATTTGGCAGTACACCGAATTGGCTCCAGAAGCGACCGATAACGGTAAGTTTTGGCACGTAGGTGGTTGGTTGATCGTTTCAGTGATTGTGGTTAACAACAATCAACATATCTAGTTACATGTGACCGCATGCGTTATATTATTCATATATATACATAAATATACACCTCTGTATTTAATCTGCACAGCTCAATGGATAGGCCAAAGCCTAGAACAGTTAGGGAACTAGCAGACACATTGTCTATTCCCTTGATAGATCTTTTGCTACCCTGTACCTTTTGCAATAGATTTTTATCTTATTTTGAACTACTTAAT